GATATTGAGTCGTAGAAGTGAAGAGCGTAGTTGTCGGCGTGCCAATGGATTCTACCGCTTGGCGCTCCAATACCTGCCCTTCAAGGCGCTTCAATTCCGGTTCTATAGATGCCACACCCTGGAGATCGTTCCTCATATAGAGGATGCGCCTGGCAGCCAGGTACCCTAGATAATCCGACCATTGGTCAAGAATCGGTGAATCAGTAGATAGCATGAACTGCACAGGGGTGAGATAGATCTCAATCTCTATTCTATGTGCTAGCTGTGGTACCGGACGGATCGTAAGCGTGTTATTCCAGAAAAGCATGCTGTACGGCTTTCCTGTCTGGTATTGGGCAACCCAAACCGTAAGCGCCTGGCCGTCCCCGATGATGACATTCGCAAGAGCTGTATCAATCGATATCGCCCCTGTCACATAATTGACTGATCCCACAAGGATGGAGTTTTGTGTTCCCGGATTTCCATTGTTGGCATTGTGCATGCCGGGAACACCCGGATTCGTATTCTGAGCAGGAACGACCGTCCTTGCATTAGGAAATCGATAGTAGAGCGCTCCAAGGCCATCGTCACTTATCGTGATCGCTGCGTCTGCCGTCGATACCGCCCCCATCGTCACAGAATTTCTCAGGAATGGACCGGCAAGCGTGAATGAAAATGCCGTTGTGGTTCCGTCCCCCGTCGCCGCTGTGAACCGCGTTGGGAATCGAGGATACAAATTAAAAAACTGTGTCCTGTCCTTGAAAAAATTCCCTTGAACGCCGTCAACATAAAGCGGAGCACGAACACCCTGAATGTTGTTGACGTCCAAGGGGTAAGTATCAATATACGGTTGGGTGTAGAACGTATACATGTCCCGCATCTGGTCAATCTTGATGCCATAAGCGAAATCACTGTTGTACACTTTATTGATGCACTGATCGATGATAGCAGTCGGTAGCGAGGATTCGCTAGGCGACGCCGTCAAACGACGCACAACCCTGCGGATCTCGGCAACTGTACTGTCTGACGGCGTTACGGATGACATTTAAACTCCTTAGAATGAGATAGGTACGAGCTCGTGGGGGTTAAGTCCTCTGCTATCTTTTGCCAGTGGCTCTCCATCCGAGGTTACGTTCTGACCATCTACTGACTGGAGACCGCTTCGTTTTACGATCTCGATTCCGTTAACTTCCTCGATGAACCCCATAGGTAGCTCATAAGTGTGTCCGGGAATCAGCCTATAGACCTGAATCGGATCCCCTGCATAACGGCAATAGACCTTTTCGAGTCTCTCTGTGACGCCGCGATGATTGATGTAGCGAGCCTTCACAGGACGTGCATCATCCTTTCGCTTCTTCTCATAGCTCGACTTGATCTTCGCATTCACCTGAGAATCGCCCTTATCGGCTACCTGGTTGCTGATCGTATTAATCAATCCGTGCTCTTCGCCTGATGCTGTGCATCTCTTTATTAACATTTTCGTGCTCCTGTTTTCTAATTTCCGCTGTCATTCAGTGACTGAAAGGGCTCTTGCCCTGATGTATTACTAAACTCTAGGTTTCTTGAACCTGCTGGTGCCAGACTAGCCGGCTTTTGTCCTGATGCTGGGACTGAGAATGCATCGAATAGTGTGGAATCGATATCCACTGTGATCGTCGATCCTGATACGCCTAGGATCTTCACAGTGCGGCCATTTATCTGTTGCATCCCATAGCCGTAAGGGATCGTCAACCTCACCTGTTGCCCCGCCTGATACGTATTCGCCTGAAGAACGCTATCAACTGAGACCGTCAGTACAGCAGGCTTAGCACGTGTGATTGCGATAATTTCAAGAGAACTCGGGATTTGGATTGTCGGCGCTAAGTAAGCATTAGCATTATTATTTACCATTATGACCCTTAAAAAATGGGAGCGATTGCTCGCTCCCGCCCTAGACAAATAGGATTAATTTTCTTTTTTCCACGCTTGGTAAACAATTACGTCGCTTGTTTGACCCGCAGGTGACTGAGCACCAGCTGCTAGGTACATGAAAGGCACGAACTGACTAGTTCTAAAACTCTGCGAATTAAAATCGTACCCGGTCTGAACACCAGTGCTTGTATTGTACTGAGTCGACGCTCCAGCCGGCGCCACAGTTGCAAAAAGCTGTGCTGTTGGCGATGCTGTCGTTAGAGGGAATGCAAAAGTTGTGAATGCCGTGCTGTCGATATCTACAGTCATCGTGTAGTTAGCGCTCGACAGAGCTGTAATCGTTCCAGTCAATCCGTTGATCTGAGTCATGCCGAAAGAGTAAGGAACACTAAAGTGAACCTTCATGCCAACGACATAAACTAGAGTAGGATCAATAGAAGTTCTGACAACTGCAGAGCTGGCCTTTGTGATCTCTGTGACGTACAGAGACTCAGGAAGAACCGCGCTGAATCGGGAGATCCGACGGGTATAACCTGCTGTACCTGCTGTCAAGCCAGCTGCCCTAAGGCCAATAGCGGTATAACCCGAACCTGAAACAGAGCTTATCTGAACATCGATACCCGCATACTGCAACATTCCAGTGGTGCCATAAATCCTGATGATGTCGCCTTCGCTGTATGTGTTCGTTTGGCTAAACACAGCTGGCGATGCTCCTGTAATCGCTGTGATCGCGTTAGCTGCCTGCGCTTCAACAGTTGGGTAAGTCGTTACATAAGTAAAGCCACCAGAGGTGATCCCAACCATATTCAATGCGTCTGTCGAGTTGGTCTTTTTCCATTCGATAGCAGCATCAGCCGCTGTCAAACCATTATACCACTCGAATTTTACTCCCACTCCGGGGTTTGCCTGAGTGATAGCTTGAGTGAGGTTATTGGTAACAAAATAATCAGCAGAGCCAGGAAGAGCAATTCTTACACCGACACCAGCTGAAGTAAAGTTACCCTGCTGTAATAGAGTAAAAGCCATAATTCAAATCTCCTTAGCTCGCTTGGGTTGTTGTGGCATTAAGACCGGAAACCCAGTTTTGATTCGTGATCGCTCTCGCAATCGCAAACTTAGCGTATAGCTGGCTGTTCTGAGCGACAGACGATACGACCCAAGGCGGTCTGTAACCGATAACTGAGCTGTAGTTGTTCTGCTCGATCTTTGCAGCTGCCTCAACACCGTACATTGGCATTTTATAGACGGTGCGACCGAGGAGCGAAGCGCCTGGGACACTGATACCCTTAGAGCTTACGAACACCCTGAATCGGGAGATCGCGCAATACTCCTCAGGACGGAGGCCTTCGCGCTCTGCGTAGTTAGCCTTCAGCAATACACCGGAAACCTTCTGGAAGTCGGCCGCCATGTTTGTATGGCTAAGGCAAATAAACGCGTCGCGTGTTGGGCCTGTTGAGAACTTGTCCATCGCGTCTAGCGAAGCAAGCATGGTGCGTGCGTCGTTGCCGAGAAGAATCGTTTCGATGTTGTTGAAGTCCTGCAATGATGGGTTGCTTGGCTGGTCGCCGTTAGTTCCACCGGTGCAATTAATATAAGAAACAGAGCTCGCCCATAGATCTCTCATTAAAAGATCTTCTTTTTCTCTGAGCCATTGACCAAGCAAAGCAGTAAACTTAGTTAGCGTTTTATTCATTTCGAATAAAATAACTTGCTCGTTCGTAGTAATAGTCTTTGCGTAGATTTCAACCTGCGCATCGATATCTGTACGAACCGGAACCTCGCTGGCCGGATCAATGCCGCTTCCATCGAGTTGACCGCCTTCAGTAGAGAGTCTTTCGAATCTCGACATGCGGTAGTTTCTGCCGATGTAAGATTCGGCATAATGTTGATCAACGCCAAAACTGTTTATCAAATTAAACATTGGAGTTGACAAAAGAAATTCGGCAGCTTGAACGGGTAGTTCAGGCGCCATGTTATTTATCGTGGTAACACCCATAGCAGGTGAGGACATAGATGAATCTCCATCGTTAGTTGATTTATGACCGACGGCGATTCGATCTAATCTGCCTAACGATGGCGAGTCGTGCTTACTGCCACATATTACGAGAATTCGTAACAGATATTATGGTAATAAATTGTTTTCTTTGTGTCTAGTTTCTATAACCATCTTTTGATTTTTCGATTGCTTTTGCGTACGTTTTCTCTAATTTTTTCTTCGTCACGCACTTTCCATTTTTCATTTATGAGCTCTGTAACCTTAAATTTTTTTGATAAGATCTTCATATCAAAACGTAGGTTTTCAGGAATTGGAGGCATCATAAATTATTAGTCCTTAACCTTGCCCTTTGATCATGGCCTGCATTTTTCTATAATTCTCAGCCTTTTGGCTATCCGTCAACGACCTAGACATATTCGGCGTGGCTGCCTGCGCTGCTGATGCTCCTGATGCACTCTGAGGCTTTAGAAGATTGTCTTGCGCTCTGGCTTGCGCACGCTTTGCGTCGATGTTCGGCACGAAACGCTTCGCTGCTTTGTAGATCCCTGTCCATTTTTCTATCCCGTCTGGCATGTGGCCAAATGCTGTGGCAACCTCAGGATAGTGGTATTCAAGATAGTCGAGGTTGTCGCTTGTGCACACCTGATCGAAGTCGGGATATTCGCGCTTCAGCCTATTCGGCAGCTCCTGCTGTTCCCTCTGCTGGCGCTGCTGATCTAGTGCACGTTCTTTCTCTGCTAGCTTCTTTTCAACGAGCTTCTCAATGCGCTTCTCTTCGTCGTCCTCGAAGTAATCTACCTCTTCGCGTTGCGAACCTTGTCTAGCATCCGGCTTATTCAGCAGGGAATCCATGGCTGCTTTTAACGCAGCCGCTTCCTTCTCCTTCTCCGCCGCTCTTTTCTTTTCCGCTTCCAGCTGCTTGCGCTCAATCTCGCGCTGTTCCCGAAATTTCTTCCAGTTGCGATCCTGCTCGCTCTCCTCTGCTTGCACAGCTGGTGCTGGTGTAGTATCTTGTGATGATGCTATTGCAGGCGCTGGTACAGACTCTTTGAGTTTTTCTGGTTGCGCTGGTTGCGTAGATTGTTGTTTAACTTCATCCATTGGCTTCGTGCTCCATGCTAGAAAATGATCGAATTAAAGATATTAATGCGTTTAATAAGCAAATTGCTCAAAAACTCATCGAAAGCGCGGATTCATACCGCCAGTTGGTGACTCTTATGAGCGCTGATGTTCCTATCGGCGTCCTGAACCTTCCCGCTGACATCGAATCCATCTTGTCCAAACGCGGTATCACTCGAGTTTTCGAGGTCGTAGGTAAGGACTTTAGTGAAATCAAAGGTATCGGGCGTAAGCGCGCCCCCCTCCTTACAGCCGCTCTTGATCAATTCCTCTCGATGTGCTGAGATATACTCTTGCTCTGACAGCATCTTGATTCCATGCTCGTGACGGATGTATTCCCAAAACGTTCCTCGAAAGAATGCGATGCTCCACGCTTGCATCGTCTGATACCTTTTATCAACGTAACCAATCGATGCCAGCTCTGCCATTACCATGTCACACGGTAAAACCCACAGACGTTTGGTAATGCGGTCAAGGCGCTTGTTGTACAACAGAACGGTCTGGTTTGGTCTAGGTTTAGGAAGGAACGGCCATGCGTAAAACTTACGACGAATCAGATTCTTAATGAGAGGATCGGTACCGACCACCATCACCAAACAAAACTCGTCCTCGTCGATGATGTCGCGGTGCTTCTCGATGCATTCCCGAAAATGCTTGTCGAGATCGTCACTCATGCCATGCCCGACCTCGAGCGCATTATATTTCGTAGTGTCGGCTAGTGCTTTATTAGCCTGCTCGCCAGCTGTTGTCTTTCGTTTCAACACTCACTCCTAGTGATCGCACTCGTTGATCTTGACGTGTGCTGTTGGCCTTTTATTCCCAGGTGCTGCAAGCATCTCTTCGCCCATTTTGTGGGGATTCGACTTCTGAAAAACTGAGCTGCTGACATCCATCACCCAATGATCTTTCATCATCATCGGATCTTTGTACCCTTTGCCTGACTTCTCTTTCTTATCGTATGCCATGATCCTCTCCAATATGCCCCTCGTTGATTCAAATGATGGGCGCAACAAGCGCCCACTTGATTAGTACTTAGCTTTCTTGGCTTTCGCGTACGATGCCAGAGCGTCAGCGTTCTTCTTTAGCTCTTCGGGATTGCCCATCTCTGTAGCGTATTTCCCGTTAGCAGTCTTCACGGCACCTTCCGCTTTTTCCCAGTGCCCTTGCTTAAATGCTGGCATTCCGCCACCTTTACCCTTCGCCATATTATCCTCCTACAGCTGCCGGTTGTTGATTCAAATTATTGTATTCCTTCACCATCTGCGCATATTCGAGCGCTGACTTGAACTGACCGAACTGCTGGTCCTCCAGCTCCATCATCATCTTGACGAGATTTAGATCGGATTCACTCCGCTTGTACTCCGCATTCGCGCTCACTTCGCCGATCCTTGCAATCTTCTCTTGAGCCGATGCCATCAGATCTTGTTCGCGCGCTAGCTCGCTCTTGCTCTTGGCAAATTCGAGCATCATCTTGCTATTGTCGCTCTTCTCCTGCTGCTGCGCTTGCTGTTGCTGCTGTTGTTGCGCTTGCTGGTTCGCTGCCTGCATCTGCTCGATGATTTTGGATTTATTAGTGATAAAAGCGGCGTCCATAATCGACTCGTCAGGAATCGGCATACCGATTTCACGAAAATGAAGAAGCTGCTGAAGCTCGTTTTGCCTCTGCGTAGCACTATAATTCCCCTCTTCGACGACAATCCCATACTTTTTCGCCTCATAGCTAAAAAAGCGCGGGTCAGGGTCTTTGCCAAGTATGTTTTTGATCTTTTGTTTGCTAAAGTTTTTGCAGATCGCCTCAAGCCTGATGTGCCCATAGAGTCTTTGCGTGTAGTCTAGCTTGTCAAAGATGCCCTGTAGCGTCGTTAGGCCAGCACCTTGACGCAACATAGCCAAGATGCCTGCTTTATCGTCAGTGGCAGCGCCAAGTAGTTCCTCGTTGACACCAGAAATTTTGGTGATATCCTCCGCCAAAAGCCTTGAAAGCTCAATAAGTGAAGGCGGTATCGACACAGGCTCAATGCGCTGCACTTCCGCGGGTGTGTGACCTTGCTTGAGCGCAATTAGATAGCCATCAGCGCCCGCCTGGCGGAATGCTTTCTCGTCAACGACGCTATCAACGCTGTAGATCCAACCCGCATTGACGCTTGATTGCAACATCTGTAGCTCGATTATTTTCCTCATGTTATAGAGAAATTGGCTGTCGCGTAAATTTCTAATTATTCCTTGCACTCGCCATGCGTAGGAAGGGATGTCGGGCTCGTAGTAGCACATTGACGGGACAAAAGGATACGAGTCGATACCCAACTGGTTCTGACCGTGATAAACAATTTTAGAGCCCAGCTGAATCACAAGTTTGACTGTAGGAACCTGCATCTTTTTGACCTGAAGCCAAGGTTGCATGCGTAGCGCCTGCTCCATTTCGCCTTCGACAGAATCCGGCTCGTCGATCCACTCGACCGCTTCGCCACTCATCGGGTCAAGGATCATGATAGCTTCGCGCGTGGCGCGGTAATAGAATTCATCGTAAGCAAAAAGGCCATTGACTGGGATGTTTTGTAGCTCTGCTTGAACGGGGAATCGACCGTCTTTCATGCCACCTGAATGCATCTTGTCGATCTCTTCCGCGTAACCCGGAAGAAGCAGCTTCGCGCCCTGCTTGCTCGTCCAGCGCCTGCGCCATATCCCGTTGCAGTCGCTGAGATCTTGCTTGCGGAAATACTGATCTATTAAAAAATTATTATATGATACACAATCGGTAAAGAGGTCGCCAGAATAAGGGTCGCGTGAGTAATCCATGTACATGTGCATTAAAGTCATGCCAGTATCACATGAACCTTCAAAGCTTTCGCTTAGATACTCTTGAAATCCGTCCCGATCTTCGCAGTAGCGCAGCACCGCGTTGTAATCATCGGAGAGAGCATCATCATCGCTATGCACTGGCTGAGTAACTGTGCTTTTACGGTTTCGACGCTGAAACCCGCCGATCATATTTAAGTGGCGTCGGATCAGATTAAAAAAGAACTTTTGATATTGCTGGTAGTTTTGGCCGTACATCATCGAGTAAAGGGCTTGGTCACCAGCCTTGAATCTCTTATCGATTAGCCCTTGAGCCCAGAGAGCAGCCTGCCCGGTATAATTACTATTATAGAAGTAATCCATCATTTGTTTAAGACTTTGCGCGCCCGTGTCGCTAGGGTCGATGTAGCCCCCGCCCATGCGCGCATTATATTCGCCTGATTCGTAAGCCCCAGCCATTGATTGCCCCTATAGATTAAATATTACTTTATCAGGATGAAGAAATAATTTAGTACTAAAGAGCGAACGTGACAATAAAAAGATCGACAATCACCCTTAAAATCGTGTGTGTTTAAAATTTGTCTAACGTCGCTGAAACCGGTGCCTAGGGCTGTTTTTGATGTGCTAAAAACGCTAGAAAAACATACCCCCGCCAGCACCCGCAATTTCTTGCGCAAAGTTTTGGTACATGTCGTCGTAACCAAAGACCTTCGCCCTGCGCTGATCAGCTGTAAGATTGAGATCTGGCGAGTTATCGAAACCATGGCGATAGACAGAGGCGCACAGATAGCGGCACCCATCGTTTGCGTGATCGTTGAGCTTGATAGGCTTGTCCTCGCCCTTGTCCGCCGCTTTCGGATCCCACGCGTATGACTGCATCTGATCGATGAGGTTTTTGCACGACTCGTGAACTACAAGATTCTTGTTTGCAACGAGTTGCATCATGAGCTTGATGCCATACAGCACGTCGTTATTAGCATCGACGACGGGTAAATTGCGATTACGTAGCTCAATCTTAAGCGAAGCTGCTGCGGGATCGACATAAAGCGCGGTGATCGGTGTGTGTGCAATGAAGCGGGCGATGTCGGTTGCTTGCTCAGCGTCAGTCTTTTGCCTGCCAGTCTCCTTACTGTCGTAGTAGTATTCGCGCTCAATGCGGATCTGAGGCCATTGCTGAGGCGAGAAAGCGCCAAGGACACAACAAGTTGGGTTGACTGTACCGTAGTCAAGACCGGCAGCGTAGAACGAGGGTGCCGGATACTCGCGAGAGTAGACGTTTACCTCGTCCCAGCTATCAAATATTGCGCCTGTGGACATGGCCCACTGACCTAGGACATAGCGCTTGTAAAACATTCCTTTAAAAGACTTGCGGATAGCGTCTTTGTACGCTTGATCGAGAACTGGATTATCGTCGAGTGAGAAGCTCCATGACACTAGGTCGTGGTCTTGAGGTCTGTCAAGGTATTGCTTCTTCAACCAGTGTGAAGGTCCCTCGGGGTTGCACGTTACGAGCATCTGCGCACCCGGTACAGACAAGCGAGTCTCGAGCATTTTGAAGAAAGGCTCTGGCAGGCAAGTAGCTTCGTCTACGAGTGCGTAAGCGAGAGTCGAGCCCTGAATAGTTGTCACAGCGCTCACATCAGGCGCACCGACAAGGTACACATCTCTCCCGTACAGCGTGACCTTATTGCACATCGGGCTAGGAGCAGGGAATCCCAGCATGCGGTACATCGTTGTGATGATATTGCGCTGTATGGATCCCCGATTGACGCCGATAATCATTGCGTCGCCTGGCACTCCGTTTTTGATTCTGTCGATGAATTTTAGGATGGATGTATGGGTCTTGCCAGAGCGAACAGCACCAACCCAAAAGTTAAAACGGTGCGTTGATTCAGCGTAGCTTTTGATCTGCTTATCTGAGAATGCGCTCACTCTGTATCCAGATTTTGTTGAGCTTTGAGTTGTTCTTCCAGCTGTTTAATGCGATGTTGCAAGAGCAAGTTTTCATTTTGTGCTGCAATAATTTCATCGCGAGGCGGAGGAGGAGCTTGAGCGGCTACTTTGAGATCTTGATTGTATTTAGCCATCATTTTTTCGTACATACGAAGGCCACGGTCGAATTGGCCTTGAGATTTTGAGTATACATAGCCGGGAAGATCGCCATTACAAGCCATTCTTTCTCTGCGTTCCGATAGTTTACAATAAGCTAGTTGCAGGCACTTAGAAAAATTTTCATCTTCTTTTGCGAGATGATATAGTTGTAAATGTGGCATTTTTCTACGCCAACAGAAATCAGTAACATTAATAGCATCGTCGCGTTCTACCCATTCTAGTAGAGCTGCGGCTTCTTCTTGGCAATCATACTTTGGAGGTCTTCCTAATAATTTGGGTAGATCTGTAACCGGTTTAGCCATAACAACCTTATTTTTTACTTAATGCTATCAAGTGTATATTTTTGTAGGTAGGTAAATATGATTGTGAAAAGTCTCACGCCGGGCGAAAGCGCTATGTGAGGGTGTTTTAGCATATTCGTGACGCTGCGAAAATGGTGAATGAATGGCGTATGAATGCGATCCCCTCCCCATGCCTGGCATTCATCCCCTCCACACTATTTGAACCCCTCTTATTTTAATTCCCGCTTTTCCTTGCATTAAATAGAGAGCGTGTGCTATGTTTATGACATTAAAGCGCGGAAGCGCAAACTGTAGGAGTACCAAAAATGATCAAGATTGACGACAGAAAGTTTCTTGAAATGATAGCTCGTGGTTTCGGTTGCGCGGAGTGGGAGTGGGTAAGGGATTGCGAGAGTCTGATGCTTGGAGAGCTGGAATGGCTTCAGGAGTGCTACTATGATGAAGTCTATTTGGATGGTGAGGTCTGGATCAGTTGGGAAGATTGGTTAGAGGAGTGCACTGTCCATTTGATCATGTGCGTGATCATCGAGATGATGAGCATCTGTGTGCAAAAGATTGATATGGGATCGGGCATTATAATTGATCTGATGTGCGAACAAATTGAAGATATTATTAGTAGCTACAAGCACGGTTTAGATCAGGATTTGCGCGGGATCGCGGAACACATCAATAATCATGGGAGGTGGGTATGAGCTACGATCATCTAGAGCACGACGAAACTGGATTTTGCAGCGCGCCAGAAGCTGATGACCCTGAGCTAGTGAGCGCCCTACTTCTGCTTGATGACGCTGAGCAGTTTTTGAAGGAAACGATCCGGGACGCCGAAAAAGATCATTACCGCTGCGCGCTCAAAAGCTTGGACGACACGATTGAGCTGTTGCAAGAGGCTAAGAAACATCTCGAAATTGTGTGGGATCGGATGTAGTTGTATTAAGTTGTATTTTAGGTGTAAAGGCAAAGCCCCGGTGAAGATCGGGGCTTTTTTTTTCGGCGGTGAAGAGCCGGACTGTGGGGGGTGAGGGGGGGGGGTTAAAATT